AGAAGCTAATCTCTCGTAACCTGGAGAATGGTATGCTTCCAAAGGTCCGCATTGCTGCTGCAACGTAATCCGCCCATCCGTATAATGTGAGCGTTTCAAGATATTCTTTCCGGGTTATTGCTTTTTCCGGAATAGCTTCCGGAATAGTTTCATTGTTTTCCGGTACAGAATCTTCTTGTTTCTTCTTCGAGATATCTGGTCCTTGCACCGGTTCCGGCATATATTCCGGATGCTGATCGATACTGTCCTGTCCGGGGATCTGTTCTTCCTGTTGCGCCGGCGCAATCTCTGGTTTTTCAATCACCTTCTCGGCTGAAATATCCTCCTGTACCTTTCCGGTGATTTCACCGCTATACTCTGGCATCTTCGGTTCCACAGGTTCTTCCTGTTTCTGGGCTGTTGTTCCCTCGCCTGGCAGTACCCCGAAGCATTTCTCCCAGGTATGGACCCCTGCATCGTACTCGTCGAACAGGCTGTGCACCACATCCAGGAAGTATCGATACGTGATATCCACCGGCGTCTCTCCGAACACTTTGACCATGATCCCTTTTGATTCTTCATAAAACATCAGATACACAGTGCCTTTCCGGTAACTCCTGCTGCCGGACGGGCTGATCATCTCCGCCAGGTCTTTTGGTTCCGTGATCGAACTGTACACTGCGTTGAGGATGTCTTTATTCTCCCTGCAAAACTCCTGTATCGTTGCTTTCAGCTTTTCTTCCGGGCTTTTTGCATCTTTCCAGTCAAGCAGCCGGGCCGGATCTGATTCATTTTCTTTTTCAAACCTCTGGAATTCTCTGATATCCTCCCTTTTTACTTCCGGCGTGAACATCTGCCGGTCTGTTTCCTGTACCTGTAGGAGTTCGGTCAGCTGTGAGAACTTAAATTCCCGGTACTGTTCTTTCAGTTCCGGTGTGTCCCCGTCTGCAGAATATGTTTCATATACGTTCATAAAACGGCTGACACCGGTCCTGTTCATTCCATATTCTGCTGCCGCAAATTCGGCTATGCTGCTGTATCCGTCATTTTTATAAGCACCTGACCGGTCGATCCTGGTCAGCTGCCATCCGATCCGGACGAAACTTTTTACGATACCTCCAAGATTATTTTTGATGTCGTTTTTACTTTTGATGTATTCATCCATGCTCAGCTGTACATATTCCATGCTTTCCTCCTTATGCGGTCACTGACTTTATCTGATCTTTTTCTTTTAATGCTTTTATGTATCTCCTCAGATGCCTTTCTATCCTGATTTCATCCGGCTTTGTATCCCGGATCCCATACCACTGCAGGATCTGTGTCCCACAGATCTCTATTGTGATATACGGTGTTTCCGGTGCTGACTTCGAACGCAGGAAAAGGATCGTGCTCCGGCCGGTGTTATGCTTATTCAGATAGCTGTCCCCGCCGACGCAATGATGTAGGATTCTTCCTTCTGCAACGATCTCTTCTGCTGATCTTGCCGGCCGTATCAGATAATCCTCGTCTTCGTAAAAATATTGATTCCTCAGACCCCTGTAGTTCTTTCGGATGTCCGGATATTTTTCGCTAACTGCCTGTTCTCTCTTGCGGATTTCTTCCGCATTTGTCTCAATGACCATCTGGTCATGGGCAAGCCTCAGGTCTCTCGGAAAAAGGAAAATCTGGTTATGCAGGTCATACCCCCTCTGTATCCGCATATGCAGATAATCCACATAAGTGCGGGTTACGCCGCTTACAGCACTTGCCATCCTTCCACACATGGGTTCCTGCATAGTATCCGGGATCCCGCATCCGGAATACTGCTCTATCCTGTGCATGAACTTTGCTACTGTGGTATATTTCAATATTTCTTTCAGATCGCTCTGCCGTACCTGGCTTTCCGCAAGGAATATGCTTTCCTGTACTGTCACGTGGAGTCCCATCCGTTTCTCCATCTGCCACACTTTCAGATAGTCAGGGTTTCCCTGCAAGGTCTTCAGGTCCCTGAGCCTTCTTTTATAGATTCCAAGAAAACATTCCGGCTTTATGGCATCCTTGTCTGCTATGATCCCGCAGTAGCCCTCTACTATGGATTCCGCTATATGATATAATCCCATTTTCACAAACATCTCTATCTGCGGCCATTGGATATATCTTTCGAGGTATTCTTTCAGGTTGTACATGGTCTTATGTTTTCCATACATCTCTGCTGCCGAATATCTCAGGAATGTGGTCCGGAGTTCTTTGTAGCTTTCCGGATATATCTTTGCTGCTTTGATCGAAATGTTGTTCATTCCGCACAAATTGCAGTCATCCCAGAATTCTCCGGAGTAAGAACTAAATTTATGATAATCTGTCTGTGGCCTTTTTCCTTTTTCCAGGTAAGTCCTTGCGATCTCAGTTATGATCATCTTTTCGCCTGCGCCTATCATTCTCTCTTTTTCATCCAGGAAAGTATCCAGTCTGTATATCTTTTCTATCTCCACATATCTGATCACTGCTCCATCATCCTTATATCTCTGTGCAATAAAGCAGTTCATCCCATGCCCCCATACTCCTTTGGCCTTTCCCTGGGCTTTATATATACCTGTAGCACCACAATGAGGGCACGTTCCCACCGAATCATGTTGCGGGACCGGGATTATCTTTTCAAACTGTCCCTCGTAGGTGTCTTTACTTCTGACCGCTGCCTCTGTCACCTGTCCGCATGCAGAGCAGGCTATATCCGCATATCTTCCATGACGCTTGTAGTACAGGAAGTGTTCTGTTCCGATGCCTGTTTTTTTCGCCCAGTCTTCCAGCCCTTTCGGAAGCGGTGGGGTGTTCTGTTCCCGTTCTTTAAGCCTGTCCGCACGTTTGTCTTCCCTTTTCTGGACTCTTTGCGCTTTGATGTTATAGATCAGACTCTGCAGGGCACCTACCCAGGTGGTGTATTTCCGTTCCCACGTATCTCCGGCAAACTTCCACACTATATCTCCCTGGGACCTAGCCATATAACACTTGTTGTCTCTTTTTTTGCAGTTACTGCCGATCTTTTCCCTTTCTTCATCCAGCCCTGCTGCTGACCAGACGCCTGCATCCGGATAATACAAGCCCCAGTCCTTCTGGGTAAACACCATCCGGATCCACGGGGTCTGCAGCTCCCGTTTTTTGTTTTCATAAACTTCAACAAACAGATGGCTCTCTTCACGGATATTCTGCAAAAATGCAACTGCTGCGTTACGATACTGTTTGTCTGCCCTGACACCGCCCCGGAATGGGATCTTTTCTATCTCCTTTTTCTTCATTTCCTGCTGCCTCCCAGATAGTAATCACGGATCAGTTTTTTTGCAGTACCCATGTCCGGGTCTCCGAAGGTCACTTTTCCAGCGTTGACTCCTGCAGCCTTTATGATCTCCTTGTCCACAGGTACCTGGTTCTTAAAGGCATACTTCAAGATCTCTGCGATGCACTGCTTCAGGCTCTTTCCTTTCTTGCGGACCTGGTGTGCGACCATCTCATCCTCCATGCAGAGCCCACGGATATACTCCACCCAGTCATTCATCAGACCGGCCAGTTTCAGGGATCCGCATTCCACATCCAGTTTCCCCATGGCGGCCGTCACAGCATCGCAAAGATACGGGATATCACCGGACTGATACATCTCAACATAGTCTTCCGGGATGCCGTTCTCCTGCGCCATCACTTTCAGGCTCTGGATATCTCCTTCGTTCAGCAGGTTCTCTGCAAGCTCGTTGATCTCCCTGCAGCTGCTCATCTCTCCAAATCTTTCGAACATTTACATCTTCTCCTTTCGTTCACTTCATGCATTCTTCCCGGACTTTATCCGTAAAATACTGTAATTTACAACGATGACAGAACCAGTCCAGTTCTTCCTGTAACAGATCTTCCTGTCTGTGGCAGCACAGGTTATCGCAGACAAAGGTTCCCAATTCCTCAAGGCATTCATCTATTTCATCGCATTTACTCTGATTTCCCATTTCTTCCCCCTTGTTCAATAATGGTATCCTGACATCTGACACATTACTTTTCGCTCAGTTTGTTTCTCCATGTCTTTTTCGCATCTTCCCGCCGCCATCTGTTCCTGGAGCCAGCCGGAGTAACTGTGTTTATCAGTGTTTGCGGTTATTTCCAGTCGGTGTTTTTCTGCCAGTTCCCAGATGTTCTTCCATAAATCCGCATTTCTGATCAGGCCACCTTTTGAATCCTTCCAGGCCGTTTCTGCCATTTCTGAAAGTTTCGTAATGTGTGCCACCACGTAAGCGTCCTCTGTATGTACACAGATCCTGCTTGTTTTCGTGATCCTAGATAGTGCAGCCGCAAGATTCTGTAGGTTTGCACTGTGGTAAGTTCCGGATATACGGCTGAACCCTTCTACCGTCCGGATTGCGCCGGCGCAAATCGTCTCAAGGACATACCCGCACCTTCTGTCCATATTCTTTTGTACTTTGCTGTCTGTTTCCAGATATATGTCTACTTTCCACACTCTTCTCACCTCAGATCTGCAGCTTTATGCATGTATAATGCCGGTATGGGAACCCTGTGACCGGATTGATACCCATATGTACGGATTCCGGATCTATGTAATACCCTTTTGGAGCTTTTGGATAGATCATGTGTCCATACTTGTCCACCAGGCTCCTGCGGTTGATCACCTTCTGTTTTGGTTCTTTACGGATCAGGTTCCTGGAAGGATGATATCTCTTTACGCCTTCCGGCTCCCATTCTTCCAGCGGCTTGGCAATATATTCTGCCAGATCCGCAAAGCCTCCGGTGTCATTGACAGAACGGATGTTGATGTGTCCCTTTGTCCACAACTCCGTAAAAATCATGTCTGTACCTGTGTTCTCTGTCTGGATCCGGTTCACCAGGATATGGACATGGGGCCCTCCACGTTTTCCAATCTGCAGGCGGTATATGTACTTCAGTTCTTTTCCGAGCTTCCGGTATCTTTTCCTTACCTTTTTGATCAGGTCCGTCACATCCTTCTTCATCTGTTCCCATGCGGGGCGGTCCCCTTTTCGGTATGTGATCGTCATCCAGTAATCATACTTTCCGAAATTCCACTTGATCAGTCTTCTCAGGTCCCGCTCTCGTTTCCACTTGTTCTGCCTTTTGATATCTTCCGGAGAAGCCTTCTTTCTCTTCTCCCGTTTCTGTCCTCTGGCTCCATACCGTCCTGTGTGTTTCTCCTCTATCTCTATGGTTT